AGATGCAATAAGTTTCCTAACATATTGCCTAATTTTATTAATAGTAGTCCCATCGCTAGGAAACTTTTTAAGTTTTATAACACCTGGCATTTCTTTTTTCTTGGCAGCGATTAACTTAACCATATCTTTGTTGTCTTTTAACTCATTAATAGTAATGTTAGGAATTCCTTCCTCTGAATTATACCAACAAGTTAAATGTTTTCTTTGAATGACTTTTGGATTATCTTCAAAGAAAATTTGTAAAACATTCTTACCTAAATCTTTTGCCGTATTTGCTATCTTAGTTATCATAGTTGTTTTACCAACACCAAATGGTGCTAAGATAACACCCAATTCTGATGGTGCTAATCCGCCATCCATATAAATATCCAAACCATGAATTCCAGTTGGAATTGGCTTTCTGAAATCATCAGCTAAAACTTCATCAATTGCATGAAATACATCGATTGAATCATCTTTATTATCACCCAACTCTAAAGCTTTTCGCATTAAATCCTCACATTCTGGATATCTATCAACATCACCACTATCAATAATTTTCTGAATTTTTTCAACAGTTGATTTTAATGCCTGTTGTTTACAGAAAAACATTGCCCTGTCTTTAATATCAACATCACCTATAAGTGATGCTTCGCGTACCTCTTTGAATGCAATTCTGGTCAATTCTCTGATTTGCTCATTTTTAATGTCACCCATGATTGCAATTTCAACGGCAGCATAATCAGGAACATATTCATATTGTTCCCATGTATCAATAATTTTACTAGCAATTATTCTCAAATATTCATCCGAGAAGTAATTAGGATTTAAAATATCTAATATTGTATTTGCAAAGTGATGGTCTACTAATAGATGGGCTAATAGTCGGATTTGAAACTCATGCCCCAAATATCCGAAATTCACAGTATCATATTTCTTTTTGCCCATATTAAAACTAATATTTTTATAAATATTATTATAATTCTACTTCACCGTAGTTTTTAGTAAATTTTTTTTGACTAAAAACTGAGCGAATTTGATATATTAAATCACTTACAATATCCTTGATGTCAACTTGAAATCTCACATTAGGTGAAAATACATTAGCATCAAATTGACGTTTTATTACCGTTTTTTTATCAACTTTTATTTCAAAATTGAAAAAATAATCTTTATCATTTATAACTCTGGTTTTCTCAATATCCTCCTGAGTTTGTTCAACATAAGGATTGTAATATTTCCAAAGTTGCTCAATAGACTTTTTCTTTAAGTCATCGATGATTATATCGACACAATCATCAATTAACCATTTTAAATCCATTGACCTTAACACCTCTTCGTTATACCCTCTAATATCAAACAAACGTTGACAAATAATGTTGTCATTTACATCCAGAATAAATTCAAATCTGTAATTCTGGTAATCAAACTTGTGGTTTTCATCTTTTTTTTCCATATTAAAAAAATTTAAAAGTTATTAAAATTTTTGATTTCACGCTCAATTAGTTTTTTAAATGGGATGAGATAATCAGCAATGTTGTTTGTACCTATAAGTCTGGTTAATCCATCCTCTTTAATCATTTTATATACATTTTTTATATCTCTCCCATCTGGATTTAATGGTAATGACATATGGTCAATCATCATGTCAATACTTTCTTTCGTCATAAATGGGTTTTTAAGGTCTATAATCTTATCATTTATTTCAAACAATCTATCACCTTGAATCCCGTCCGTTCGCTGCTCTATTAGATTATCAATAGCCTTTAACGGCTTTTGCTTGTTTTCCATTCTCTCAGCTTGAATTGCTTTTGCTTTTCTAAGCACCTCATCAAGCTGAACTGAACGTTCTTTTATTTCAGGAAAATACGTTAATAAAGTTTTAGTTTGCACCCCCTTTACACCCTTAATGCTATCAGCCATATCACCAGTAATAACTTTAATTAATTTTACATTTGAATGATGAAATCCAAAATGTTCCTTAAAATTATCAACTGTTACAAATATCTTTTTGTCACAAAAATAAATTCGGACATCATTACTTAATAATTGACTGATATCCCTATCATTTGTGCAAATAGTTATTTTTTCGTTTTTTTCTTTATGTAAACAATAAAATGATATTAAATCATCACCTTCAACTACTTCATCTTCTATTTGTCTTACAAATAATTCCTCCAGATATTTTTTAACTCTTATCTGTTGTTCAATAAAATAAGGGTCTTCTTCTTTGGCGTGTAATCCAGTGGAATAGTTTTTTCCTCTATCTTTCTTATAATCAGAATAAACATCATATCTTAACTTTCCAGATAAAGGACCATCCCAAAATACATAAACTTTATGATATAAATCTTCAAGCAAAAGTTTTCTTAAGACGGTTATAAATTGATATATGGCACCAATCTTTTCACCACGCCAATTTACCTCACGAATAGCACCATGATACCCAACTTTGAATAATGCGTTACCATCAATCAATAGGGTATTAATAACTTTTTCAGGTTTGCTTTGACCTAAAAATAGTTTTGGTGGACGTTTCACTACATGATAATTTAAAAATTAAACAATCAGTTAATTTGCATACATTTCACGAAGAGTTTCTATATCGGGTGAAGATTCTCCAAATTCAATTTCAGCATCATCATCAACATTTAATTTAGCTAATAAGAAATCTCTATGGTCTCTAGTATATTCATTTTTCTTTTCTGGGTTGATAAATCCATGTGGGGTTGATGCTATTTCACCTTCATATTCAATTCCGTTTATTTGATTCTTATGAACCTTAATTTTAGTTTTAGTAGCATAGTAATACGTATTACCTTTACTTGTAGCATCCAATCTGGCTGTTCCATGTGTCATTATACCACCCATATGAATAATTAATCTAGCAGCATAAAACATAGCTTCTCCACCTTTATGTTTAACAACTTTATTTTCATTATCAAGCCATATTTTCTGAATGCCAACAAAAGTATTTGTATATTTACTGCCCTCTTTTCTAGATGCTGGAATACTATCATTAACAATATCATTAAATGCATTTGATAATGCATTAGCATTCCATTGATTATTTGCAGAATTTGACATGACTGATTTATAACAATTAATTGAACCTATTGAATCCCAGAAGAAACAAAGTTCAACACTTAATTTTTCCTGTTGTTGTAAATCCAACAAGTCATTTATTAAATGAGCAACATCCTCCAAAACTGCTTTACTTCTAAATTCTTTTTTTGTTTTACCGTTACTGTAATCGTAATTACCATATTTTTCTTTTAGAGATGTGGTATTAAAATAAAGGAAAAATCCCTTATAATTTACTATTACACCATCAGAATCAACTATAGATTCAATTTCTACCCCTACGGTTTTAGCAAAATCCCAATTGAAATTATTTTCAGTATCTATAATAACAGGAAGAATCCCTAATTTTTGGCATGACTTAATACCTTCATACATCGCAGTTGATTTACCAGTATTCGAATACCCTCTAAATAGAGTAAAATAACCCTTTGGTATGCCTGGTATACCTGTAGCTTCATGAAAAGCTGGTGATAAAGGAATCCACTCAAGTGGTTTATCCTTAACAATAGTAACCATATTGTTACTATTTTGAAAACTTTCTAAATCAAAAGTTTTCTTATCTATTGACTTTTTTTCATTTTTTTTCGGTGGAGTTTTTGGCATATTAATATTGTTAATTAAACATTAGAATTAAAAATGGGTGATGTTTGTATGTTTAACACAAACCACCGTCTAATAAATTATATTTATCATCACTTATTATTTAGACGATTACTCACCCATTTTATTAATAATCAAATATAAATTAATATAAAAAAATGATTTATTCACGATTAAAACGGTAAATCGTCATCGTCATCATCATTTTGTTTTTTAGTTTTAGGTGTTATATCAGTAGCATCAATTTCAGTTTCTTCAAGTTCTTCTTCAAGTTCATTTATTTCTTCATCACTGGTGTCTTCAATAGAAGCCTTATCAACAAAGCATTCATTTTCTTTATCCCATACAGGAATACCACCTTTTACAATAATTTCAAGATAGTCATAAGGTTTAACTGAATAAACATCTTCCCAATTTCTTTCATCTTCTATCCAAGCTTTTGCTTGTTCTGGGTCAGTTGAAAGAGGTGATGGGTCACAATCGGTAATGCTCTTAATTATGCAATTATCATTTTGGTCACGACCAATATGAATAACAAGGTCACGACCAGTTTCAGGATTAGTTACATCACCTTTTTCAGATACAATTGCAATTATTTTATCAAAAGTACCTTGATTTCTGAAATCATGATTAAATCTCCAAAATTTAACACCTTCATCTTCTGCATCACGGTCAATTACACGGCACACATAAGTTCTACGTGCAAAATATTTTTTTGCAATTTCTTTATCACTTTCTTCACCAGATGAATAAAGTTCTTCTCTTGCTTCACAAAATGGACAATCTTTATTAAACATTTCTTTAAGGCATGCAAATTTACGTGTTTTACCATCAACTTCTTTTGAGTGAATGTAAAGTTCAGTGAATGGAGTCTCACCTTCTTTTGCTGGAGGAAGAATTCTAACTTTTTTCTTTGCTGATTTTACACCTTTTTCCATGAAAATAGAAAAATAATTTGAAAGGTCATAAGTCTTTGAACTGTTGTTTTTAGGTTTACTGTTTTCTTCGTACTGTTTTAAAATTGCTTCTAATGTACTGTTAGTTTTTTTCTTTTCCATAACGTTTAATTTAATTTATGTTATTTATGTTTAAAAATATTATTGCTAATATAATTATTTTTTTTAAAATATAAAGTCTTTATATAACATTTTTTTACAAAAATATACGTTTTTTATAGGCTTTATCAAGTTTTTTTTTTCTACAAAAATAAAAAACTTCATCACTACAAATATACTATTTCATTTAGCTTTTGTCAAAAAAAAAGGGAAATTTTTTTCTAATTTCCCCTTAACATGCGAATATTAATTTATTATAAAAATTTAAATGGTTCTAATTCATCATTATCTTCATCTGGATTAAAAGTATTAGGTATCATTTGTTGATTGTAATCATCTTCAATATCTTGAATTGTTAATTCATATTCTTCAGGTTCTTCTTGTTTGTTTTCAAGTGATTTATCTGTAGCTTTAACTTTACCTTCTGATTCTTTATCAGTCCAATAATCAGTTAATTTGAGATTGTAAGGAAATGAATTAAGTGAACGCATTTCTAATTTTTCTACCTGTGTCGGATTTCTTTTTATTATTTCTTGTTCTAAATCTTTAATTTTAGAATCTAAATCTTCCAATTTATTAAGTTTATTGTTTAATTCATTAAATTGATTAATAAGCATAACCATTTTTTGATTGGTTATATTAGCAGTAGCTTTAGCTTCTTCAGCAGCCTGAACTAATTGCGTAACATCTAATTCAATTTCATCACCATTTTCCGTTGTATCCATTAGTGGTGTTTCCGTAGTTACTTCTGGAGCTGCAACTGGTTTTATATCACCAGTTATTTCATTACCCATAGATTTTTTATCAGGCTCATTTATTTGAGAATTAGCCTTAATGTCTTCATCTTCATCTCCAGTTTCAGCATCAAGATTAGGCATATTTAAGTCTTCGTCTTCTGGCTCCTCACCTAAAATTAATTCTTTACCATCATCTTTCTTTTCATCTTCATCTTCACCAACATAAAAAGTATATTCTACCAATTTCATGTGGCGTTTTAATTCCTCGTTAAGCAATTCTTTATTATCTTTTTTCACCATTGTACTTTATATTTTTAAATAAGTAATTCTCTTCCATCTTCAGTAAGTATCTTTTTGTTGATTCGTTCAACTATACTCTTATCAGTTTTTATAAGACATTTTCCTTGAGAATCTATCTCTTGGCATTCTTCAGATTCTTGGTATTCATCTCCTTTAATATCTAGAAATTCGTCCAATTTTTCGTTTAATTTATTTTCTTTCATAATATTAGATAATAAATAATAACTATTATTTATATATAAATATAAGCTAAATAGAAAAAATACGAGTAATATTTAAAAATACAAGTTCATCATTATTAATTAACAATAATTTACCTTGATATTTTGTCCAGTCTATAATAAATTGTTTATGATTTATATTACCACTTTCAACACAAAACTCATCTTCAATAAGTTTGTTTAACGCATTTATAGTGTAAATAGCATCACCTTTTTTATGGACAGGAATTACATTTTTAAAATGTTTTTTCAAATTTATTTTTTTGCCAGCATTAAGAAAAATCTTAAATGTAATTATAAACTGCCCTTCTTCATCAGTTAATTGGTATAAAAATACCTTATCTTTACTAATTTTAAAAATTCTATTTAAATCACTTAAGAATTTTTTCAATATTATCTTTATCAACAAATGCCGCTAATAACAATACTCTAACTTGTTTCATTTTTTATAGAATACAAAATTGGTAAAAATTTTACCTGATTATTAATTCTTTCTAAAAAGTCTTTATATTCTATAATTATCTCGTCAAGTTTCAAAAATTTCGTTGAAATTTTAGTAATTTTATCTATTACCTTCTTTTTAGATAGTCCAACAAACTGGCACATATCTAAATCAATTCCAAATATAATATTTTCACCATAGACATAAACCATTTTGTTAGATGCTACCGATATTTTGTTTGAAATACTTAGTAATTTTCTAACGATTTTTATCAACTTAGATGATTTATATTGAATGACATCAACAAAAACATATTTTACATCCTTAATCTGAAACTCAATGCACTTATTAGTAAATAATTCCAAATCAACTTCAAAATTAGACCTCTTTTCTGTATTCGTAAAAGTCCAATATATGTTTTCCTTAATTTCATTAGTGCTTACTTTAATATCATCTGGAAATAATTTTTGGGTCAATTTAAAGCCTACAATTAATGTAGGATTATTAATAGTAAAATCTAAATTATTATAAACTTCAAAATAATCTGGAAATTCAATTTTAGAATTTGTAATTATATTTCCTATTTTCTTCATATCACAAAAATACACATTTTTTATATGATATGCAAGTTTTTTATCCTTAATAATTACAAATTCCAATATAACGGGTCTGATACATCATTAAACGATTTTAATATTAATACCGAATTTTTAGACCTATCTGATGGAGAATTACCTTTTTCATCTCGTTTATTATATGTTTCTAAACCTTTATTACAATTATAACAAATTTCAACATCACTTGCAAATTTATATGCTAGATACGAAACATCATTCGAATATTTGGTTTCATTAACCCATTTATTAAAGTTATATGTTTTGTTAAACAAAAAATCAATCTGTTCCTGAATTGTTTTACCGATTTTATCGTGATTATAATCTTTACTCCATTTAATTAATCCATAATATTTTCCATCAGAACTTAAAGCTGTTGGATTAAATCTGCTCTTAATATACATATTACCCATTATTGCAGCTGCTTGAACCTTTGTTAAACCCTTTTCTTTTAATATTCTCTTAATTAAAATCTTATTACTTTTCATTTCAGATTCAGTAATCTTGTTTGGATTAGGATTTTCATCGTAGGTAATTAAAGTTGGAACTTGTTGTCTGCTTCTACCTTTATATTTAAACTGTGTGAATATCTGCATTGGGTCATGAATAATTGGATAACTTTTATCCTTTTGGCTCGAATTTGGGTCATTATTTCTTAATGCATTTGGTGAATTTGGTGGCATTTCGTATTTTCCTGTAGGAGGAATTGTTCTAATTTCAAAATGTAAATGCGGTCCAGTACTAACACCAACATACTCTATCCTAGGTGCAGTTTTTTTATTACCACCACTCAAACCGATTTTTTCACCTCTACTTACTTTAATTTTATTATAGAAACATTCTTTCAATTCTTGTATAGTATAATCATCAAGGGTTTTACTTTTATCTGGTAAAAATCTTGATTCAACTGAATTTAAGTGCATGTAACGGCATGCAATAATTTTTCCATTTACTTCATGATTAGTTTGTATTGTTAAACCACCACCGCCACCAATAATCCCTACTAATGTTACATAACCATCAGCAATAGCATAAACAGGTGTACCAGCAGGAGCAGCTATATCAACACCATAATGTGGACGTGTATTAGCCTCCCTATATTCAATACCGCTAGTTATAGTTGTATATCCATTAACTGGTGGGGTTGGATTTAAAGCATGTATGGTGTCAATATCCATAATACCATCAGTAAACCATTGGTCATCCCAATTATTATCAGATAAATCACCAGAAGAAACAGCAACATCATCGTAGAATGATTCTTCGTTTAATTCGATAGTACTAATCGATGATAAAATTCCATCACCAAATTCATTAATTATATTCAAATATAACACACGTTTATCAATTAAAGGAGTTTTAGCTTTTTTTATTCTAACACCCCTAAATGTAGTTGTTGCCATGTGTGGAGTTATATTGTGTGATACTTTAATTATCATATAACCACCCCTAAACATAGGTATATTATCCAATTGAAAATACATATATGGCTGAATAGCAAAATTACCTAGCATTTCAACTTCAGCTGTATAAGACCTCATTTGATATATGTTAAATAAATTTTGTCCTATAAATGCTTTACGATTGTCTGCTAAATTGCTTATTGCTTGTAATGATTCCTCTGTTTCACTAAACTCCATCTGGTCTAACTTAACATTTTTAAAAATTGATTGAGTTTGGTCACCATATTTAACTAAAAATACTGGAAGACTAGATTCGGTTAAATCTGGTGGTACATCATTATCGTCCCATAAATTAACACCATCATTTATAAAATCACCGTTTTTTCCTAAATCCAAATGTTGAGAGGTTTGACCGATATACATACAAACAAATGATGGACCTGATATTCCTTGAAAACCACCTCTATCAGCATAATAGTGAGTTTTAAATATCGACTCTACGTCTGTTACTGACCTTAAATCAATAAAAGTTGGAAGTGCAATAAAATCAATATTATTTGATGCTAATATTTTTTGACCTAGAAAATTATAAAAACTAATATTAGGATTATTTACTAAACTATCAATTATATTAAATGGATTAATAATTAATTTATCTCCAATATCATTATATGCTCTATCAATAAATTGAAACCTATTTATTAAGTTTTCTTCTTTATTTGCAACACAGTCAATAAATTTATCATTTTGTGAACCACCAATCCATTTATTGTATATATTCCCCAAATGTTTATAAATAGTTAATTTAATCAAATCATCATCAATTGTATTAAATAATTGTTTTTTAATTTCATTATTATCTTTTTCATATTCAATTTTTTTATTTAATCTTTTTTGTAATTCACTTAAAAATCCACGATAAAAACTATCAAATGCTGATTCATAAATTTTCGGAAAACGTTCAAGATACCTTTCACCCATTGCAAATGGAATGCTTTTTAATAAAAATTTTTCTTGTGCTAAAAATTTTAAATATGTCTCATTATGCACATCAGATTTCATGTTTAAAACACAAATATAATCATATCTAAGTAAACAACCTTGTGGGTCACCAAAATTAATTTCAACACCATTGTGCATTCCATAACCAGAATGATTTCCAGCATCACTAAATGTTTGCCCTGTTAATGCATCAGACGGAATATCTCCATTGTTTTGTATTTTAATTTTATAAAACCAATCATAATTTTTATAAAAAGGTTGAAATACAATATACGGGGCAGTATCTGCAATACCGAAACCTTTATATGTATCAGCTAAATATTGTCTATTAAACTTAAAATTTATCCAATCATTCTGCCACTTCTGACGTGCTGCGTCATATTCACTCGGTGATGTTCCAAAATTATCAAAATCATAAATTTCAAATAAATGTCTTATATCATTCCATGAAAGATTTTCTTCACTATTAATATCAGCCCATTTTAAAAATTCATTATAACAATAATCCAAAAAACTTTTTGGTAAAAACTTTTTATAATTTCTATCTTTACTCCATGATGTTTTAGAAAATTGTGTTAAAGGAACATCAAATGAATCCTCAGCCATCCAAGTTGTAAAAGGTTTAGGATTATCAGTTAACCCAGCAACAACATAATACCCATTTTTATCTTTATAATAAACCTTATCTGGATTTTTTTCATACCACACATCTGAACCTATTTCTAAAATCCAACAATATGGAACCTTTTGAACACCTGGTTGAGATAACGTATAATCTCTTGCTGATGTATTAGATATATAACCTTTATAACTACTAGGTCCATCTATGTTAAATAATTGTTCACTATTATAATGCCATTCTGATTGCCAATAATTATAATGTTGGTCTATAGCCCTTCTTGGATAAGATAAATTATCATAATATCCTGTTGGAACTTTAAATTTTGTTTTAGGACAGTTTCGTAATGTTATTTCAGGTACTTTATTATATTTAATACAGTTATTGATATCTTCTTTAATATCTAGACTATCATTAGTTCCATTAGTTTCTATAGTTGTAGTACCAATATAATTAGTCATATAATTACCATGTAATGGTAACATATGTAAAAACAAATAAGCCCTTGCATAAACAGCATCTTGATAATTTTGATTTCGTTGCTGTTCAAAATATAATTCACTACCAAATAATTGAACATGATTAATTCCAAATGTCCATGGTGTCACAAATCCAACAGTATATCCATCATCTTCACTAGAACGTTCTCCTCCTTTTCTTCTAGTTTGTATAATACCATTTATTGTATTATTAATTACTTTTCTTATATTACCAATCTGTTCTCTATAATGTTGATTTTTTTTAATTATTATTCCATCTCCAGTCTCATCTTGCGCATTTTCATCATCAGAAAATTTCTTAGCCGAACTATCTATAAAACTGTAAATAGTATCAGCAATAGAATTTACTTCAGCGTCATTGTTATTTGTTACGACAGGAAAATCTTCATTGAGTATTATAAGGTCTTGTGGTGTGGTAGTTAATCCTAATATTTGAGGATAATCATTAGCTAATCTATCTAATGGATAACATAAGGGTCCAAAAACTTTATTGTCACCAACTTTAAAATCAATAAAATATCGTGGTTTTTTTTGTTCACTTATAGACTCTAAATTAAAAGGTACTGTAGCATACCAAAAATTTCTTCTACCATGAAATTCAATTTCTCCTGCTGTTATATCTCTAAAAAAATAAACTGAACTACTAAATAATTCGGTAGTATTAGTTCCTTCGTCATTTTCCTCATTATTTTTTTCAATTTTAAGATAAGTCATGTCATTTAAACCATGTGTAGTTTCAAGAATATTACTATATACACCTTGGTTATAATAATCAGCATATGGCTTTGCGGTATATTCAATAAAACTATTTGAATTTGATTTATAATATACTTTATCTGGTATTAAATATTTTCCTTCACTAATATAACCATCCCACCATCCTAAATTTTTAACTTCAAGTTCATCATATGAATTATAGAATGAATATTCATTAAGTTCCCTTTTATTAAAAATTTCTTTTTCATTAGCTGGTAAACTTTCTAATTCACTAAATGATGGAAATATAAATTTAGAAGTCATTAAAGTATCTTCGTTATCAAGAATCATAAAATATGAACTACCATCATCAATATCCAATCCCATCGTACCAGTTGAAAGATAACCAAAGCTAATATATTTTGCATCATTATTTTTAAAAACATTTAATTCTTTTAATTCAGAAAAACCTAACATATATTCTCCCGAATAAAAACTATTAAATAAACTTGGTTTAATAAAACTTGGTAAATAAACTCTTTCAAAATAATCATTTGGAACTGAAGCTCTTTCTCTAATATAAATATATTCAAAGGTAGACCCACTTTTTCGCATTACTTGTTTAGCCCCATTTGGTAACTTAAAAGATTTGTGACCTTCTATAAATAATTTTTTTAAAGCTTTTAACGCTTCATTCTCATTATTATAATTCCAAGTTCTTAAAGAGATAATATATCGGTCGTTTGCTTTTGATTTAATTAACGCATTATATAAATTTAAACCTTCAAATCTTCCTATTAAATTGAAAAAGTCATATTGACCAAAATTTTTATTATATTTAAAACCTGAATATTGTGATGCATTACAATTTGCAATATTGAATAACCTAATAACAGAAGCTAAAAATATTTGATTTAAGTTATTAAAATTAGGGTCATTAAATAAATCAACATATGGGTCTTTAATAGATTTAAATTGAAACAAATCAAGCATATTTGTTGGATATGTTGCAACTATATCTCCTTGTATTCTATTTTGTAATTCATTATCTTGTCTTTGAACTTCCAAAAATGCCTTTAAAAATTCTTCTACTAATTCAGTTTCTTGAATTGAATTTTCTAAAACACTTCCAATATATTTTTCTGTTGCATTATTATCATAATATTCTGGAAATGGATAATATGGGTCGTTAACTTTAAGCGATAAATTATTAACTAATTTTTCTAATGCTTCTTTACGTTTACCAGTAGCATCTTCCATAGCACTTCGCGAAGTTTCACGAATTATCTCCATAAAAACTTCTATATGTGCTGTAAATATTTTAACAAAATTTCTAATAAACGGAGGATATCCTAATATTCTTAGAATGGTATTATTAATACCATCTGAAAGTAAAGAAACTAATTCGCTTTTTCTTTTTTCTATATATACTTTAGCTTTATTAACTT